GGTAAACCTCCAAAGGTTGCCCTCATCGCCTCCATGCGCAAACTCCTCATCCACCTCAATTCCCTCCTCAAAAACCTTATCCCTATCCCCATTTAAAAAGACAGTTGCTACCGAGCTGGAACGATGCGCTTCCGCGCAGGGCCTTAGACCTTAGACCTTAGACCTTAGACCTTAGACCTTAGACCTTAGACCTTAGACCTTGGGCTTCAGCCCAACAGTCCCTCGGCCCGCATTGCATCGAGCAGGGCGTTGAGTTTTGCCTTCGTGGCATTCGCGAGGGCCTCGGCACTGGCCAGGTCCGTCGCGTCCGCCGTGGTGATATCGCCGGGATCGGCGATCGTCGCTTTCTTGAGTCGCTTTTCAGCGAGTCGAATCTTCCTTTTGCTCATGTTTTTTCAGTTCCGGGTTTTGATGTTTCGCGTTCTGGGTTTGCAGACTGCAATCCAAGTGGATCCACAGATTCCACCGATTCACGCAGATTGGATGACCAGCAATTTCGACCACGAATCGCGCGAATGAGGATGCAGTTTCTGGGTCTCCTTTATTCGCGCTATTCGTGCGATTCGCGGTTCCTTCCTGCCTCTCCGAGAATTTGAAACCCCCTCCGCGCCCATTGCGTGAGGTCCTTCAGGAGTCCAAAATCTGCGCCCATCTGCGAAATCTGTGGATGAATCAGCAGCTCTTTAGAGAAGCCCGCCCTCCTCGTCCGCCTGCTTCGCGAGGTCGGCGAGGTCGGAATCCGAGTCTCCGTTTTCCTCGTCCGGATTATCCGTCTGCTGCTTGGTAACCGGCGCATCGTTCACCGTCGCGACCACGATATAGGCCTGGCCGTCCTGGATCCGGTTCACCAGACCCATTGCCGTCACCTCGACCTCATCGCCCACCTCCGGTGGCGTCGAGCCGCTCCCATCCTCGCTGTCCATGCCGAGCGCCTCGACCGGCACGCAGAGCGTGTTCATCCTGTCATACGTCGGCGCCTGCGCCTTCTGCGGCACCGCCGTAACCTCCCCACTCGGCACGGATGCCGCGAGGACCATATCCTTCATCTGTCGATTCATAGTGAATTGTCTTAAAACTTGATTCCTACTTCCCGGCCTCCAAGGCCGGCTGGGCTGTCCCCGCGTCTCCGTTTCTCCGCGTCGAATCAGGGACAGCCGTCCCTCACTTAGCCCGCGAACCCGCTCTTGCTGCGGAGCGTGCAGACCCAATTCGTGTTGAGCAGCTTGGCCGCGTAGTACGCCTTCCAACCCGCTGTGATGAGCTGGTTGAGCGGATCGCTCTTGTCGGCCTTGTTGCAGATGATGACCTGCGGCTTGAACGGCGAGGAGCCGCTCAGCTTCGTCACTCCGTAGCCACCCTGGCCGGTAATCACGGTGGTGAAGATATTGCCCGACGGGGCATACGTGCCCTCCGCGCCGCCGGCGCCGTTTTCGATGAAGGGGTTGGTCGCCTCCACGAATCGGATGCCGTCCATGCGGCCGAGCTCGCCCTTGAAGAGCTGGCTGGGATTCCCGTACTTGCTCGCCTCGATCCAGTCGCCATCCTCCATCACATCCCGCGACACCTGCGGCGGGAGCACCGCCACGTAGTAGCCGCCGAAGGTCGGGGCGCGATTGATCTTCAGCCGCGTGACGGCGTCGAGCCAGTCGGTGCGCACGATCACGGCATTCGCCGTGGATGCGGCGGCCAGGGCCGCCCAGTTCGCCGCGCCCTGGGCGTAGCGTTTCTGGCCGGCGGCTGTCGTATTCGTCACGACCTCGTTGCGCGTGACCGAGTCCGCCTTCAGCGCGCAGTCCTCGCCCATGAGGGCGATGCCGTCCTTCAGCGCGTCGAGCAGGCCCGTCCAGCTCAGGATGTCGGTGAACTTCGCCGCCTCGCCGATCTGCGTGAGATCGACGTCGATCGCCGTGTACGAGAGATCCGTGAAGGTGCTGATCGGCGTGCCCTCGGTGAGCGTCTGCACATTCGCATCGCTCGCCTGCACCCGCCGGAAGAAGCGCACGCCCGTGGCGCCCGCGTTCATCGGCAGATCCTTCTGCACCGCGAAGTCGTTCAGTCTCACCTGCTGGACCGCGTGATCCAGCAGATCCTTGCTGAACTTGCGCTGGTACTCGGCGGTGAGTGTGGTTGTCGTATTCGTTGCCATTTGATTTTTCCTTTCGTTTTCAGACCTGGATCAACGGCACGCCCTGGCTGTCGGCCTCGGCCGCGATACGGCGCAGCTCGACGTCCTGCTCCGCAGGGCTGAGCTGGTCGAATGCCTTCGCCCTCGGCTGGCTCGTCGGGCCGCTCGAGCCCGGCTGCCGGTCGCCATTGAGCCGGTCGATTTCTTTTCTGAGTTTCTCCACCTCGGTCTTCAGTGACGGGACGGAGCCCGCCTGGAGGCGCAGGTCCGCGAGCTCGACGGCGCGGCGGAAGCCGTCCGGCAAGTGGCTGAAGAGCGGCTCGTCGCGCAGCAGTGCCTGCACCGCCTTCGACAGCCCGTGCGTCTCATCCTTCAGCTCCGGACGCGCCTCCAGCAGCTCCTGCACATGGCCGTGCCAGCCATCGAGGAACTCCCTTTGCCGCGACTGGCCGAGCACCTGCGCGTCGTTCTCCCTCACCCTGTGCGCCCGCTGCGCAGCCAATGCCGCGCGCTGCGCGTCGCCATCGCGGTGGAACTGCTCCGCCGCCCGCTCGTACTCGCTGGCCGTGTAGCCGAGCTCGTCCTTGTGCTCGGCAGGCTGCGATACCTGGCGGCTGTGCGAGAGGAACTGGCTGCGCTCCTGCTGGAAGGCGTCGCGCTCCCGGTGGAAGGCCTCCTTCTCCTGCTGCAGCGCCTTCCACGAGCGGTCGCGCCGCTCGCGCTCGCGGGCATACTTCGTGCGAGCCGCACCCTGCGCCTCCTCGACGGACTCCGTGCCGTCACTTTTGACCTCGGTGGTTTTTGATCCATCGGCCCCTGCCGACACATCGCTCGCAGCTTCATTTCCCCCGGCTGCGCTCGAGGGATCAGGACCGGAGGCCGCGTCCCGCGACTGCGGGACCTCCGCTGGGTCCGCGCTGGCCGGCGCTTCCAGCCCGCCCTGCGCATCGAGGCTCGCGGCCATCTGGCTCAGGTCGGCATCGGTAAAGTCCGGCGTGGTGTCCTGTGTGGTGGTGATGTCGTTTCCCATACGATTCTATCAAGGCCTGAGGTGATCGAGGATGTCGGCGGCCTGCTCTCCGGCCTCCCCGTTGCGGTCCTCTTGCGCCGGGACCGGGCGTGAAAGTGATTCGATGTAGCGAATGGCCGCCATCACTCCGGCCGCCGTGCCATTGAGGTGCGCCGAGCTGTTTGCCACCGCGTTTGCATTGGCCTCGACCGAGGCATTGCGCAGCAGGATCGCGAACTTCAGCCCGGTGCGAGTGGCCAAAAAGGCCGCCAACGCCGTGGCATCCTCGTTCGTCCAATCTTCCGAGCGCCGCCACATCCAGGGATTGCGGAAGAGGAGGGTGAGTAGTCGGAGTAGCTTCATGTGAGTTGAGAGTTGAGAGTTGAGGGTTGAAAGTTGAGAGGGTTTTGAGGGGCTTCCGCCATTCGCCCTCCGGGCGAATTCGTTCCGCTCGGTAGGGCGTTTTCGATGAAAGCGCCGTGGATTTATTCGTGAATGTGGTGTCCCGGTTGTCCTGATTCGAAAAGTCGGCGCTTTCGGCGAAAACGCCCTACCCACCATGGGATCGCGCTGTCGCGGGTGGCTGATTTGCTGCTGTAGCCGTCCGGCAGCTGCCGGACTACGCGAAGCGTTTCGTTCCGTTTCCCTTGCCTGTAGCGGTCCCGCAGTCGCGGGATCGGTGATTGAATGACCTTAGACCTTGGGCTTTGGGCTTTAGACCCTTCCCGGGTTTATCCCCGTGGTCGAATTTGCGGCCGCACCGGCCGCTTCCGCGGCTGCCGCCATCACCGCCCGCGCCTGCTTCGGATCGCGTTGTTCGAGGCGCTGAATGTGCGCGTTGAAGTGCTGGTCCATGGCCTGCATGGCCTGCGGGTTACCGCCGCCCTGCTTCGCCATCTGCACATTGAACGCGATGATCGTCTGCGCGTGGGTGGCGTCGTCGTCGCTGTCGTTAATCGGTACGGGCATCCCGAGCAGCAGAGCGGGAATCTCCTGCATCTGGAGGCCGGCCTGCTCGTGCTGGCGGCTGCCGGGATCCTGCACCAGCCGATCGATGAGCCCGGGCTCGTCCAGCTCGAGGATGCTCTTGTCGAGTTCGACCTGATTGATCCATGGCGCGCCGGAGAAGAGCTGCTTGCGCGAGATCGCCTTCTGAAGTTGCCCCTGCCGGTCCCACGAAGCCGAGCTGCCGGCCGGCGCAATACTCACGATCAGGTCGCGGGATGCCGCATCGATCGCACGCTGCTCGCCCTTGGCGAGGTACTGCACATCCTCATCGTACTGCCCGAGCAGCGACCAGCATTGATCGTATACGGCCTTGAGCTGGCGCCGGCTCAGCCGCGAGCGCATGTCGATTACCGTATTCGCGGTATTCGAGATCGCATCGACTTCGGTCGCCGTTTTGCGCCCCGAGAGATTATCCTGCCGGCCCACGCCGAAGTCGGGCATCGACATCCGCTGCTCCGCTATCGAGCGGGTGGTGAGCATCTCGTCCTCGAAGGACATGGGCGGAGCTCCGAGATCCACACGCCCCACCTTGAATGGCAGGATCGTGCCTGGCTCCCAGGCGAGGTTCGACGGATTCGGGATCTGCTGCTCGCTCATGAGCAGCGGCCGATTGAAATACGTCATCGAGTCGGCCTTCTCGTTCCACGTCTTGCACAGATAGGTCTCGAAGGCCGCGAGGATCTCCGCGACGCCGCGGCTGTCGTAGTACCGCCGCGCCTTGCGCTCCATCTGGAACGAAACGAAGGGCAGCTGGCCGTGCCGGTATGGCAGCGAGAATGGCATGCGCACCTCCTCCTCGGGAGCCAGGGGCGAGAGCGTATGCACCATCCAGCCCGAAGCCGTCCGCTCGTACACCTCCCAGAGCACGATCGTGTTTTTGTCCTCCGCGTACGTGAGCCCTTCGCGGGAGGCGCGCTCCTGCTCGAGCAGCGCCGACTCTCCGCCGCGCGACGTCCCGCGCTCCGTGATGCGCTTGATGAAATCGGGATCCTGGTTGAGCCGGTCCTTGAGCGGCCCATTTCGGTACTGCCACACGGAGAGATGCTGCACGTGCGTGGCCCGATCGGTCTCGGCCAACTCCGCACAATACCCCGGAACGATGAAATAGATCGGCTCGACCGCCTCGAAGCGCAGCCGCTTGCCCGCGGCATCCCAGGCGATCTTGAGCGGACCGCGCCCGCTCTGGAGCATCGCATCCACCGCGAGCAGGATCTCGTCCTCGAAGTTCGACCGCTCCTTGAGCTTGTAGTCGAACCACTCCGCGGCCGCCGTGATCGCAGCCTTGTCCGCACCCGGCTTCGCCACGAACGATGCCAGCAGCTCGGTGGCGAAGATCTGATTGTAATAGAATGGCTTGAGCTTCTCGATTGTCTGATCCACCAGCGGGAAGTGCAGGTCCGCCGCGCCGGGGAATGGCTTCCGCCGCCGCCGAAGCCCATCGTGCCTCAGCTGATAAAAAACAGTCTGGCGATTCGCCCAATCCGTACGGTCGGCAAGGTCCTGCGTGACCGCATCGAAGATATCCTTATCGTTCATACGCCCACCTCCCGGCGGCGAAGAGTTTTAAGTCTTAAGTTTGTAAGTTTTAAGCAGAGCGTCCCGCGCTCCAGGCGCGGCTGATTCGTCCCCGCGTCGCCGCGTCCTCGTTTCGAATTGAAGCTACTCACCACCCTGCCTCCGCGCCCGTGAGCACGCCTCCTGCATTCATTGCCTCGTCCAATTGCGCGCCCAGCCCCAGTCGCGCGCTGGCGGTGTAATGCACCGCCCCCATCTCCCGCACCGAGAGCACGCCGCATACGGCGTCCGCCCGATCGGGCGAGGAGATGTTGCGCTTGCGCATGGCATGCTTGTCCTCGAGGCAGAGCTTGCCCCGTGCGTTGATCGACTTCATGCGCGTCGTGAGCTGCGCCTTGAGCTTCTCGTCGTCGGGCAGGATTACCTCGCACCGCTCGATGGCATTCGCCGTTTCGTGCCACGCCTCGGCTCCCCATGAGAGATAGATCTCGTCGTTACATGCGGGCGCTCCGAAGTTCTTGCGATTGATCGGCCAGCCGGCCTCCGCCAGCAGATCCGCCATCTCCTTGTCGCTCGCGTCGCACCAAATTTGCTCTGGCCGGAGTCCCGCGGCGCGAAACTCCCGGATGAATCGGCCCACGGCCGCGTGTTTGTTCGCTTCGCGCCAGCAGGCGGAGAGCCGAACCAGGTTTCCGTCCCTTGTAGCCAGAACATTCTCGTCCCCGCCCGCCGCGAAATCGCAAAAGGCGGCGGTCACCCCGCGCTTGTGCGCAGGCGGGTTCTCAAGACATCGCAGCAGACTCGACAGCGGCACCACGAACCGGGTCGCGTCGTCCTCGTCCATGAATTCCCCGTACACCGCGGACCGCGTGAACGGATGCTCCTCGCCGTAGGTGCGCACGATGTCGGCCACCTTCTCCGGCGGAATGTGCGGGCAATCCTTCAGCCCGGCCTGGATGCAGATAAAGTCCTCCCGCAGCTTCGTGTGCGAGTCGTGGAAGTGCCCCGATCGCACGCCTGGGGAACTCACGAGCATGAGTGCATTCCAACCGCAGCGATAGATCGCCTGGTAGATCGGCTCCGCGATCGACTTCGCCTCGTCCACGATCATCAGCAGCGGCCCGGTCACGTCATCCTCCTTGTGCCAGCCCTCCGCGCGCTGCGCCTCGTCAGTCACGAAGGCATGGATGCTGCCGCCCGTGGGCGTGGTCACTCGGAAGTACGGCGACCGCACCTGCGTCCATCCGCCGAGCTTCTCCAGATGCTTCTGGATCGCCGGCACGACCTGGTTATTGAGCTGCTTCTGGTCCTTCGACGTGATGACCACCTTGCCCCGCGCATGCGCTGCGGCCCACCACAGGGCCGCCGAGGCCACGATGCGCTCGCTCTTGCCCGCGCCGTTCGGCGTCACCACCGAGATCTTCGTGCGCTGCGCCGCGCGGCCGGACGCCAGCTCCAGCGGAGCCAGCGCGCGATCCTGCCAGCCATACAAAGGGAGCCCCAGCGCCAGCGTCGCGAAGCCAATCGGCGTCGCCATCATCTCAGTCTCGTCCATGGCGCCCTCCCAATGCGGCCGCGCGGCGACCCTGAATTTCCTTCAACTTCTCCGTCGGCACGGAGACCACCGTGACCGAGACGGACGTGCTCCCGCCGCCCTGCGACTCCACCTTGTGCCGCTGCGAGCCGCACTCCTCCGGCCAGAACTCCTCGAGCAGCCACACGTCCGCCTTCCAGTCGTGATAGCCCTCGCGCCCGCCCGAGACTGCATCCTGGATCGCGCGGATCCGCTCCATCATTCCCTCTGTGCGAGCCTTGTGAAATGCCTCCCACAGCTCCGGATGCTCAAGCATCCACTTGCTCATCGCCTGGGGAGAAACACCGAGCGCCTTTGCTATCGCCGCCTGCGACAACCCAAGCCGCGCCTTCTCGCAAATGCCGGGGATCATCTCCGGCGACCAAACCCGCCGCGCGGAGAATCTGCGATTGTCCACCTTCCCGCAGATGCCCGCATTCTCCCCTGTAGCCGTCTCGCTGTGCGAGACGCCTCCGCCGAGAGTCACATCTTCGGCTCCGATCGCGGCCTCCCCGGCTGCCTGAACCGTCTCCGCTTCTCCGCGTCTCCGCTTCGAATTAGTCCTCCGGGCTGCTTTCGCGGGGCCCGCTGAGGCCACGGCCCCCGGCGTCCCACCGGAGGCCGCGGCCTGCTCCCCACCCAACTTGGAAACTCGATCTTGCACGAGTCCCATCAAACCGCATTTCCGCCCCCCTCATAAGTGGAGCGATGTTCAAAAGTGTTCAGCTATGTTCAAATCG